TCAGCGCGACTTCGCCTGCTGACGCTTCACATGGGCGAGTATCGATTGCTCGTTGAGCGCGCCACGATCGACGAGCACGCTGTCAAAGGCGCGTGCCGTTCTGGAGACCGTAGCGGATTCCTCCGAATAGGCCGCCGCATATTTGGAGGACGGGGTCGGCACGCGCAGATAGTTGCCGCCGGGTGCTACCGGCTCACGCAGGAAATTGCCTTCCGGCCGCTCGGCGAGGAAGGGCCCGATTTCCGGCAGGATCGCGAATTGCTCGAAAGCCGGTGCCGGGCCGTTGACCAGCGGCATGGCCTGAAGCGCCGCATTCTTCTTGGAACCGACGAGCGCCGTCTGCGTCGAACCGCTATAATTCGGGTTCGATGCAGGAGCCGGAACGAAATTCGGAGACGCCGAAGCCACCATGACGCCCGTGGCGATCTGCCCTTCCGGCGCCACGCCCGGCGAGCGCGACCCCTTCGGAACATAGGATGCCATCAGATAGGGCATGTCGTGCCCGTCAAGCGGCGCGCGGCCGGCATATTGCACGCGCACATTCGCCGTACCGGTAGCCTTCATGTCGAGCAGATCGGCCGTCTTGCTGGAAACGTCGATCAGGCGCCCTTCATGGAATGGCCCGCGATCGTTGACGCGCACCAGAACGGAAGCGCCATTTTCCATGTTGGTGACACGCGCATAGCTCGGCAGGGGAAATGTCGGATGTGCGGCAGAAAGATGTTCTTTGTCGTAAACTTCGCCATTCGCCGTCAGGCGGCCGTGGAAGGCTGAACCGTACCAGGAGGCAAGACCGGTCTTGTTGTAACCCGGCTCCTCTTTAGGAAAATAACGGCGGCCCTTCACGGTATAGGCATTGCCGATCAGCTCTCGCCCGCCGCCCTTGGGAATGCTCCTGCCATCGGCGACACGCGGGCTGGCTTTGACGCCATATTCCGACTCGGAAAAATATTCCTTGCTGCGCTTGGGTTTGGGCTTGGTTTCAGACGTGGTGGAACACGACGCCGTTGCGGCGCAAAGCACGGAAATTGCAAGCCACTTCGCACCCGATCTGGTGCTGATGCCGAGTTTCTTGACCGTAGAATTCAAATCGTCTGCCCCACGCTGCTATTGGCTCGGAGAACCGCACCCTCACTTGCCTCGATTATTTGCCCCTGCCATCGAAGCACCTAACAGTCGCTTAATCTTGTGCATAACGTGGCGAAAATGCGAACGACTTTTGCAAATTCGATAAAATTGTAACGAACGTGGTTAATGATCGGTATCTTTTCAGGGTGTCCGTCAGGCACATTTCCCCTGCCCGTTCCTTCCTTTCGCAAGGGCATCCCGAGGAACAAACCGGTCGCAACCGCGTTTCCTCCGCGCAGATAAACGAGCTTTCCGCCGGTTTCGGCTGAGGGAGGAAACATGATCAAGTCGATTAAAACCACGGGCAAAACCGCAGGCCTTGCGCTCATTCTCGCAATGGCCTCCCTCGCGGCACCCATTCCCGCAAGCGCACAGGATATGGAATTGAGGATCGGCCCGGACGGCGTCCGCCCTGTCATCCGCGATCGTGATCGCGACAGTGACCGCGACCGCCGTGGCCCGCCACGTATGCGCGGCTGCAGCGAACGCGAAGCCCGCGCCGCCGCCCGTGACGCCGGCCTGCGCGATCCGGAAGTGGTTCGTGTCACACCCGGCCGCGTCGTGGTTGAAGGCTTCACACGCCGCGGACCAAGCCGCATTACCTTCGCCAACGAACGCGGCTGCCCGGAAATCTGATGTAGAGACACGTCTTAAACCGTGGAGCCCGCCAATAAGGCGGGTTCTTCATGTCAGGGGATACGGGGAATATGCCGATGGCGTAACGACAAGCACGCGGCGGGCAATAACCCGACCCGCGACGTTTTGTGCTCGTCTTCATGGATATATGGCAGATGGGGTGTCTGTCACGTTTAGACCCCTACTGCGTTGAAATCGTCTCAGAAATTTTTTGGTAATTTTGAATTGTACCCGGTTTTATACCCGGGAATTAATTTCGGTTTTTACGACGCCTTTTTCAACGCTCCCACCACTTGGCGACTTTCCTGCCATTCCTTGATGTCGGCCACTGTCCAACGAACGCAACGTTCGCCCAGCTGGCGCGGTCGAGGGAAATCGCCCTTATCCATCCAGCGATAAAGCGTTGAAGACCCGACCTTGACCATATCGGTTACTTCTTTGAGCGAGAGGTAGGAATCGAGAGAGATTAAATTGGGCGAGACAGACATTCGCGGGCTCCAAACATACAGACATGACGGCGAGCTGCCTCACCGCGTTGGAACTATCCGCAGGAACAATATGGGAACATATGGGGCGTTATGTCAAGACACGGGAACTAAGCTTGGAGAAAAATCAGCCACACGACGAGTATCACCGTCGCGACGGCCACTACCCTGCCCTGCGGCTTTGCCGCTTCCCGAATATGCCTTACTCTAGGTCTCGTCATGCCGGCGTCTCCCGATCTCCGCGTGACGGAGGCGAAATGCCTTCAGGATAATTTCGACGATGATAACACCGCCGATACCGGTAATGAAACCTCCAACACTGGCGGACTGTTCCTCCGCAATGCTCATCGCGCCGAAGATGAAGTGGAAGAACTTCATGCCGACCGGGCTGAGAAAGTAGGCGGCGGCGGCCCCGACCAAGAACTTTCGAGCGCTGGGGCCCCACCCGGTCCACTCCATCGCAACAGACACGGCCGACCCGGCTATGCCCGCCAGCGCGATCTTACCTTCTGCCGAACCCCACCAGTCCCAAAAAGACATCAGCCTTCTTTCTTCACAGCGCGAATGACCGTGTTGCCGCCCATGTAGAGGCCGGTATAGATCGTGAAAATGCCAAGGAAGGTGGCGAGGTCGAGCCCGACCTCGATCTGGATGCCGGTACCGGTTGCCCACAATAGCGCGTTGAGCAGCGGCCGGACGATAACGAACCATGCGATGCAGACCAGCATGAGCCACATGCCTGCAGGCCGCCACATCCAGCCGAAGGAGCTATCCTTGGCCATCTCGGCCAGCATGAGGCGGTTTGCCTCTTTCTGCTGTTCGACTTCGGCAAGGATCAGGGCTGGCGCGATGGGCTCGACTTGTTTAACGGCTTCGTCCAGCGTCGCATCCGGCAGCGTCGGCAACTCGTCCACCGTAACGCCGGCCTGCTTGGCGATCGCGTCGATGACTGTGCCGCCTATTTCGCCCGCGACACCGCCGACCTGCTGCTCGAGGATGGTTTTGACCGTGGAAGCACCGACGCGCAGCGCCGCACCAATCAGGATAGATGCGAGCGCGCTCATGCTGCCACCTCGTTGTAGGCCTCAACGCGTGCATCGGCGGCGCGCTTCTTGGCGATAAAGATAACCGTTGCGATGGCACCGGCCGCCACGATAGCGACGAGGAGCCAGATTGTTGTGGTGTCCGTCACGGTGGAAGGCTCGACGACGGGCGCGGTTGCTGGCGCCGACGCGGCGGCAGCGCTGGTGGTGGCCGCCTTCTTTGCAGTGTTGGCCTGCTTTGCCGATGCAACGGATTCGGAAAGTGCCTTTTCACGCACCTGCGTTGCCGAGAGGCCCATCGCTTCGAGCGCCATGGCGACGCCCCGCGCCTCGATGTCAGCGACACGCCGCCCCCAGCCCTTTCCGAAGGTCTTCCAAATCGCGAGTGACTGCATGAAGGAAAGGCGAGCACGGCAGATTTTCTTCACCGTCTCGCTGTGGTCGTTACTGCCGGCGGAGGCCAACAGCCATTTGCGGCCACGGGAAACGCCAGAGTTCACCGATGCATCGTACACAGCCAGGTCAACGCCGGGGAAAAGCTTGTCGGCACCGCAGGCGAGCCAGAATTCGCTCCGATAGAACTTGAAGGCCTGCGCCAACGTCACGTTACGCACCGGCGTCCGCTTGACCTTCAGTTTGTCCTGATATTCGTGCCAGCGGGCCTCGGTGATGCCGTACATCGTTTTGCCGCCGGGATCGGCGGGATGGTCGCTCCATCCGCCCTCCCACTTCGCCGTAATGGCTTGGCAAATCTCGAATCGGTCAGTCATGGGTGCGCTCCAAATTCAGGGGCCGCACTCATGCGCTAGCGATGTGTTTCAATATCATGCGCCAGTTGTTGCAACAATCCGCCAAATCCAGTATTTAGAGAGCAGATGCGCATGAGTGCTGTTTGATCCTGAACCGGAGACATCACTCATGACCAAGACTGTGGTTGCCTTTGGCGATCCGAAAGCGCAGAAAAAGTGGTCTGGCGCGCTCTTCATCGACATCACCAAGAAAAGCTATTTCGACAAGAAGTTCATCGGCACTTCTGACGAATATGCGATCCAGCGTCTGACCGACCTCGAGTCGGAAGCGGGCGACACGATCACCTTCGATTTGTCGGTGCAGCTCCGCAACCGCCCGACCTATGGCGACCAGCGCCTCGAGGGCAAGGAAGAAAGCCTCCGCTTCTTCTCTGACCAGATCAAAATCGACCAGATGCGTCACGGCGTTTCCGCCGGCGGTAAAATGAGCCGCAAGCGCACCGCGCACAACATGCGCCAGGTCGGCAAGAACCGCCTTTCCGATTACTGGGCCAAGTTCAACGACCAGATGATCTTCATCTACATGTCCGGCGCACGCGGCATCAATGAAGACTTCATCGAAACGACGGCATGGGCCGGCCACGCCGAGAACCCAATCGAAGCGCCCGACGCGGATCACATCCTCTACGGTGGCGATGCGACGTCGAAAGCGACCATCGACACGGCGGACATCATGTCCCGTTCGGTAATCGAGCGCGCACAGACCAAGGCCCGCATGATGTCGGCCAAGGATCCGAAGAACGCCAACATGATGCCCATCATGATCAACGGCGAAGCGCATTACGTCTGCGTCATGAACCCGTTCCAGGAACACGACCTGCGCAACAAGGATCTGGGCGGCTGGCTGGAAATCCAGAAAGCGGCCGCGACCGCCGAAGGCCGCAACAACCCGATCTTCAAGGGCGGCCTCGGCATGATCAACAACACGGTCCTGCACAGCCACGAATGGGCGATCCGTTTCGCCGACTATGGCGCCGGCTCGGACGTTGCCGCAGGTCGCGCCCTGTTCATGGGACGTCAGGGCGGCGTGATCGCCTTCGGTTCGGCTGGTGGCTTCCGCTACACATGGACCGAAGAGACCAAGGACCACGGCAATGAGCCGGTCGTTGCATCCGGCGTCATCGCCGGCGTCAAGAAGACGCGCTTCAACGGTCGCGACTATGGCGTGATCTCGATCGACACCGCGTCGAAAGACCCCAACGCCTGATGACCTGCCCGGGGTTCGCCCCGGGCTTTTCCAGCTTCGCCACTGCGGCCCGAACTCCAAAGGAACACGCTCATGACGCTCATTCTGAGCAAATATGCCAAAGGGACCGAACCCCTTTCCTACCCGTCCACGGCTGGCGAAGCTGTTGCCATCCGCTTCTCGCACCAGCTCACCGCTGCGCCCGTTGCTGGCGACATCCTCGAGCTGGCCTGCATCCCGTCGAACTGCCGCGTTGCCGATATCATCCTCGACATGGACGATCTCGACAGCAACGGCGCTGCGACGATCATTGCCGACGTCGGCATCATGAGTGGCGATTTCGGCAAGGAGGATAACGCCCGCACCTGCGGCGCAGAATTCTTCTCCGGCTCCAATCTGGCTCAGGCCGGCGGCGTCGCCCGATCAACGCTCAAGACCGCATACCGCACCACAGCGTCCAACGTGGACCGCGGCATCGGCGTGAAATTCACCACGGCTGCGGCCACCTTCCAGGTCGGCACCATCGGCCTGACCGTCACCCTCACCAGCGAGTAAGCCCCTCGAGGCTGGGTATGACAAGGGGCTGCCAAGCCCCTTTTTCTTTCAAGGAGTGGATTATGAAGACTGTCATCGAATGCACGCTGGGCGCGACGGAACAGACGATAGGCGGCATCACCTATAGCTTCGATCGCGACGCCCATGGTCGTTTCGTCAACGAAGTGAACAGCGTCCTGCATCGCTCGATCTTCCTGAACGTCGCCCATTATCGCGAAGTGCCTCTTGATCCTCCCCCGCCTGAGGATGAGCAGGAAATCCCCGTGTTTCTGTCCGGACAGGGCGGCGCCGGTGAAGGTGAAGGCACCGGCAGCGGTGATAATGACGGTGCGGCCGATGATGACGGTTCCAACTCCGATGGAGAAGGCACTGGCGAAGGTGAAGGCGATGCGTCCGAGAATGCAGCCGATTCCTCTGGCTCTGGCCACAACGACAGCGAAACGGACAAGCAGGCCGAGCAGGCACCCGTAGCCATCCCCGCCAAGAAGGCCACCAGCAAGAGCAAGTAAGCCATGCCGAAGGCAAGTGAAGTGATGAAGCGCGTCAGCGTCCTGCTCTTGGACGAAGACAATGTTCGCTGGCCGCTTTCCGAGCTTGCCGACTGCATCAACGATGCGGTCAAGGCCATCGTGCTTGCCAAGCCCTCGGCATCGGCAAAGACCGCTCAGTTCCCGCTCGAGCAGGGGACCTATCAGAAGATACCCGAAACGCTCGACAGCGTTACGCCGCTGCAGCTCCTCGGCGTGAACCGCAACATCATCGACACGGTGAAGAACCTCGGCGGCAGGGCGATCCGCACCGCGGCGCGCGCCATGCTCGATTCGCACGAGCCGAACTGGCACAATCCCGCCTATGTCCCCTTCACCAAGGAAGTGCGCCAGGTCATCTTCGACGAGAACGTGCCGCTGGAATTCTCCTGCTACCCCGGCAACGATGGCAACGGCGTGGTCGAAATTGCGATTTCCTACCTGCCGGCGGAAGTCACGCCTATCCCGAACAAGGACATCGAGAAGCTCGAGGCGTGGGACGTCGAAATCGGCCTTCCCGAACCTTACACCGTGCCGCTAATCGATTATGCGCTGTTCAAAGCCTTCTCTAAGGATGACATCGCCGGCGATCCGACCAAGGCCATGACGCACTATCAGACCTTTGCGACCGCTCTTGGCATCAAGGTGCAGGGCGAGGCCGCCTCCAATCCGAACAGGAGGCGGTGATGCGCGACATCGACGACATGCTGCCCCATGTCCTGCCATATGTCCCGAACTGCGCTGACCTGACCGCATACCGCTGCATCCGCGAGGCTGCGCGCGAGGTTTGCGAGAAGGCCGACATCTGGCGCGAGAAAGACACGATCGAAATCACCGACATTGATGGCGAGTGCCTCAGCACGTTTGGCGACGCCGAGATAAAGAAGATACAGGCCGCCAAGCTCAATGGCGTCCCCCTCACCCCGCAGTCAGCGGCGTGGCTCGATGAAAATCACCCGGGCTGGGACGGCGACAACGAGAACGAAGCGCCGGCGCGTTTCATCACACAGATTACGCCAGGCAAAATCATGGTTGCGCCACGCGCTACCGGGACGCTCTCCGTTCGCCTCGTCCTGAAACCTTCGCTCCGGGCGATGACGCTCCCCGATTTCATGCTCGACAAGTATGCGACGGAGATTGGCTTGGGCGCGGCCGGTAAAGCCCTGATGCTGCCGAACGATGATGGTGGCGCGAACCCGGCGAACGCTACCGCCCTTCTCACCGAATTCAGCCGGTTCCTCGACCGGCTGCCCATGATCGTAGCCAAGGGCCAGCAGGGCGCGCGCCCGAGAACGAAAGCGAGCTTTTACTGATGCCAGCCAGCACCTATGCCGCAAACGCCCTACTGAACCTCTTCCTGCGTGGCGTCGCATTGGCCGCGCCTGCGCGAGTTTATGTTTCACTTCATACCGGGAACCCCGGTAACACTGGCGCGGCCGAAGTGACGACAGCGGCCTGGCCTGCATATGCTCGCAACGACGCGGCTCAGGGAGGAGCTGTTGCGACGGGCTTCTCGGCGGCGGCTTCAAAAGCCACAAAAAACGCGCTGGACCTTCTATATGCCCCTCATGACGGCGCGGCGCCTATCACGTGTTGATTGCCACTGAGAACTGACCCGGCGTTTCCACCGAGAATTGACCCGCCTGTTAGGTATGTTTCGGGTCTGCGGTCGTGGTCAAGTTCCTCGTTTTCTCCTTTGTCGTTTTGGTGTCGTGCGCAGAACTGTTCTTGAAGCGGAAGCTGTCGTTTCCGGTTTCAAGGATGTGGCAATGATGCGTGAGCCGGTCCAGCAGCGCGGTGGTCATCTTAGCATCGCCGAAGACGCTGGCCCATTCGCTGAAGCTGAGGTTTGTCGTGATGATGACGCTGGTTCGCTCGTATAGCTTGCTCAGCAGATGGAACAGCAT